TTTCGAGAAGTGGCGGAAGCTATCGGCCGAGGACCGCCAGCGATGTTTCGACGGCGTGATGCAGTACCTGCTTTGGCGAATGGACAGGTCGGAAAAGCCCGGTCTTTTCACCGCCCAGCCGAAGCATTTCGAGCGGTTCATATCGGGCCGCCTGTGGGAAACCTATCAAGCCGAGGCCGCCTAGATGCTCACCAAAGAACAGGTTGTCCGCTCTCTCTTCGACCGGCTGGCGACCGTGTACCCGAAGCCGGCTCTTGCCCTCAGTCAAGCCGAGGTAGTCGCGGCCCGCTGCGCCGATGGCGTCACGGAAGAGCACCTGGAAGGTCTCGCCGTCCGCATCATCGAGACGCGGAAGCAAAAGACCTTTCCGGCGGTTCAGGAACTGATTGCCCAAGTGCGGAACCTCCCCCCCGCATCGGCGAATCCACGCGGCTCCTACACTCCGAACGACCGGACCGAACAGTTGCGCGAAGAGGACCGCCGCGAGCGGGAAGCTCTGGCGATGCTTGCCGGAACCGACCTCGCCCATGAGGCGGTTCAGGACCGGTGGGCGCCGGCCCTCATCGACTTCGTGAAGCAAAATCAGCGCATGCCGAACGGGTTTGAGGCCGACAAGCTGGTCGCTCTGTCCCGCCGTAATGACGCGGACGTGCGGTCGGTCGACGGCGGCTCCGGTCACATGTTGCGCAAGTTCCGTGAGGCGATGCACCAGACCGCGGCGCGCCGGCTTGGCGTCGTCAAGTTCGAGATGACCCTCTGACTGGATTGAAAAGGCAGCGGCATAGGAGAGGATGAAATGGCGGACGATTGGCGGAACATACCGGCGGGCGACGTTTGTTGGGAGGGCGTGTCGGGGGCGACGCGGCGGCGGGTTGCCCCGATTTACTGGAACCTGCGCCCCCCCGAGAGATCATTTGAAAGGCCATTGAGTTGGCATGGAAAGACGCTCGGCGAAATAGCCGACATGGGCGAGCATGCGTGGCGCCACGTCCGCGGCATCGGGGATATGGCAGTCGACATAATCAAGGTCACGATTGACGCGGCGGCCGCGGGCATCGATGTGACCATGCGGGCGCACCGCGGATATACGCCGCGCCCGTTTCAACCCCCCACCACCCCCTGAACTGAGGAACGAGGACACATGAGCGGAATGGGCAACGCCCATCTCAAAGCCCAAGGGTGATGCGTGAGCAAACGCGAACGGAAGGAAAAAAAGATGCAGGTGCACGCCGCTACCATGATGGTGCCCAACCCCCACCGGGAGCGGGTGCCACAGCTTCGCCGCATCGAGGGCGAGCTCGCCTACGTCGAGGACAGGGTACGCACCGAGCGCGCCCTTCGCGACGATCCGCTCGGCCAGATGCACCAGCGCCGCCAGATCGGCGAATCCCAGTACGCTGCCGGCCGTGAGTTCCAGCGTGCATGGGAAGCCGCGGGCACCCCGCTCCGCTCACCCGGCGACATCCGAGAGCATGTGGACGGCGGCAGGGGCGCCAGCGACGGCATCACCGACGCCCGCATGGCCGCAGGCAAGCTCCTGGCAGAATGGCGCCGCATCCTCGGCAGGGACGGCTACAGCCTCGTCGAGCGCGTCCTCATCGACAAGCACACCATCCGCCAGATCGCAGACGCAGGGGCGATGATGCCCGGCAAGGCCGCAACCACGTTCATGGGGCATTTGTTCCGCCGGCAATTGACCGTGCTGGCAAAGGCGATGGGGTTCGGGTGATGCTGGACGCACAGTCTGCTCGCAAGGTGTTTGTTTATGATCCCGAGACCGGGTGCCTTTTGTGGCGGCGGAGCTCGCGGCGCGGGTTTGTCGGCCGTGAGGCCGGGACCATCAATAACTACGGCTATCGCCAAATCCGTACGAACGGTCGCGTGTACATGGCCCACCGCGTCGCATGGCTCATTATGACGGGGGAGTGGCCGGTTGCTGACATCGACCACATCAACTTGGACCGGGCCGACAACCGTTGGTCAAATCTGCGCGCGGCGACGCGCAGCCAGAACAAGGCGAACAGCCCAAGGAATGCGCGAAACACAAGTGGGGTGAAGGGTGTTCAGTGGCGTAAGCGCGATCAACGCTGGCGCGCGGTGATAATCAAAGACTACAAGCGTTACGAACTAGGGGTATTCGCGACCAAGGAAGCAGCTAAGGCAGCGTACGATGCTAAGGCGGTCGAACTGTTCGGGGAGTTCGCTCGCGCCGCTTGACACAGCGCGAGGCATCTCGTAGTGCTTTTCGTCATCCTCCCGCTTAACGCCCGTGGCCAACCGCCGCGGGCGTTTGCATTCCAGCACTGAGAACAAGCCATGGCTTTCTCGCCAGGGCAGAGCGGTAATCCCGGCGGCAGGCCGAAAAGCGCAAAGCTGTTCCGCGACGCCCTCCTCATCGAACTCAAGCGCGTTGATGGTGACGTTGAGCGCATCCAGAAGGTGGCCGAAAAGCTCGTCCTGAACGCGCTTGCTGGCGACACCACGGCCATCAAGGAAATTGCCGACCGCATCGACGGCAAGGTGCCGCAGGCGGTCGTAGGCGACGAAGAGAACCCCATCAGCCTCATCCACCGGATAGAGCGGGTAATCGTTGACAGCTCTGCAAATCCCGACAGCGCGGGTATTCCTCCCGCTCCTGAAGCCGGCTAGGTACAAGGGAGCCCATGGCGGCCGTGGGTCGGGCAAGTCACACTTCTTCGGGGAACACCTCGTCGAGGAATGCATCGCCGTCCCAGGCACCCGCGCCGTCTGCATCCGCGAAGTCCAGAAAACGCTGGCGGACTCCTCGAAGGCCCTCATCGAAGCCAAGATCAGGGACCTCGGCGTTGGCGCCAACTTCAACGTCACCGACAAGCGGATAGACACCCCCGGCGACGGACAGATCATCTTTCAGGGCATGCAGGACCACACCGCCGAGTCGATCAAGTCGCTCGAAGGGTTCCGCATAGCCTGGATAGAGGAAGCGCAGACGCTGAGCCAGCGCAGCCTGTCTCTCCTCCGCCCCACCATCCGCGCTGAGAACTCCGAAATCTGGGCAGGCTGGAACCCGCGCCGCAAGACGGACGCGATCGACGAATTCCTCCGGGCCAAGAAGCCCGACAACGCCATCGTCGTACAGGCCAACTGGCGCGACAATCCGTGGTTCCCGCAGGTGCTCGAAGAAGAGCGCCAACTGGACCTCAAACTCTACCCCGAGCGATACGAGCACATCTGGGAAGGGGCTTACGCCACTGCCTTCGAGGGGGCCTACTTCTCGAAGCTGATGATCGACGCCAAGCGCGAAGGGCGCATCGGCAAGGTATCGGCGGACCCGCTGCTCCCGATCCGGGCGTTCATCGACATTGGCGGCTCGGGCGCCACGGCCGACGCATTCGTCATCTGGATTGTCCAGTGGGTCGGGCAGGAAATCCGGATTCTCGATTACTACGAGTCCGTGGGACAGGTGCTTGCCTACCATGTCCAATGGCTGCGCTCGCGAGGCTGGGAAAAGGCGGTCTGCTACTTGCCGCACGACGGCGTGAACGCAAACGCCATCACCGGCAAGCGGTACGAGGATCACTTGCGGGACGCAGGGTTCACGGTCGAGCCGCCTGTGCCCAACCAGGGCCGTGGCGCTGCGATGCAGCGTGTTGAGGCTGTGCGCCGGCTGGCCCCGAAGTTCTGGTTCAACGAAGCCACGACCGAAGCCGGCCGCGATGCTCTGGGCTACTACCATGAGCGCAAGGACGAGCAGCGCAATGTTGGCCTCGGCCCCGAGCATGACTGGTCGAGCCATGCGGCGGACGCGTTCGGCCTGATGGCCATCTGCTACCGCGAGCCGTCGAACGAAGCCAATTTCGGCCGCAAGATCGTCTATCGGAGCTTGGGTACCTACTGATGGCCAAGATGGACGAATCCACACTCTGCGCGATCCTCGACGCGGAGAAATCGGACGCGCTCTCGGCCGATCAGGCCGCGAAGCTCTCCGAAGAGCGTGAGCGCGCCATGGACTACTACAACGGCGACATGTCGTCCGACATGCCGTCCGTGCCTGACCGATCGAAGGCCGTCTCGCATGACGTGGCCGATACGGTCGAAGGGCTGATGCCGTCGCTCATGGAAATCTTCTGCGGCGGCGACGAGGTGGTGAAGTTCAATCCTGTCGGCCCCGAGGACGAGGACGCGGCCCAGCAGGAAACCGACTACATCAACCATGTCGTGATGCAGCAGAACGAGGGCTTCCTCGTCATCTACTCGTTCGCCAAGGACGCGCTGCTCTCGAAGAACGGCTTCGTCAAGATCCATTGGGAGGAAAAGGAGACCGAGGAGCGCGAGACCTTCCTCGGCCAGCCCGACGACGTGTTCGGCCTGATTGCCGGCGATGAGAATGTCGAGATCGTCGAGCATACCGAGACACCGGGCGCCGAGGGCATGCCCGCGATGCACGATTTCACCGTCGTCTATCGCAAGAAGGTTGGCCGCTGCCGCATCGACCCGGCGCCGCCGGAGGAAGTGGGCATCACCCGCCGCGCCCGTCTCGGCGAGCCGATCGACTACAGCTTCCACCGCGTCAAGCGCACGCAGGCCCAACTCATCGAGATGGGCTATGACGAAGACCAGATCGCGGACCTGCCCAGCTCGCCCACGACGCAGAACGAGGAAGAAGCCGCCCGCGACACCGCCGACGAAAGCGAGACGGATGGGGCGAACCTCAACAAGTCGACGCGGCTCATCGACGTAACCGAGCACTACGCAACCATCGACTACGAGCAGGACGGCAAGGCGCGGCTCTATCGCATCACGACCGCCGGCAACGAAAAGGGGCAGATACTCAAGCGGGACGGCAAGCCCGACATCGTGCCGATCGATTTTGACCCGTGGGCATCGATGACGCCATGCGTCGTCACGCATCGATTCTATGGCAAGTCGATCGCCGATCTTGTGCTGGACATCCAGCGCATCAAGACGGCGCTGCTCCGCGGCATGCTCGACAACGTGTACCTGGCCAACAACCAGCGGCTCGAAATCTCCGAAGCCCACGCGACCAAGGACACGATCGACGACATGCTGAACGGCCGCCCCGGCGGCATCGTCCGCACCAAGCAGCCCGGCGGCCTGTTGCCGATTCCCAACCAGAACCTCGGCGAGTTCGTCTACCCCGCGCTCGAATACATGGATCAGGTGCGGGAGTGGCGCTCGGGCGTCGTCAAGCAGGGGCAGGGCATCGACGCGGACGCCCTGCAGAACCAGTCCGCAACGGCCGTGGCGAAGGTCTACAACGCCGCCCAGGCCAAGATGAAGCTCATCGCCCGGATCATGGCCGAGACGGGCTTCCGGCAGTTGTTCTGGAAGGTGCACGCGACGGTGCGGAAGAACGCATCGGCGGCGGAGACGCAGCGGCTGCGCAACAAGTGGGTCACGGTCGACCCGCGGAACTGGAAGAGCCGCAACGACCTGACCATCAGCGTCGGCCTCGGCAGCGGCGGCAAGACGGAACAGGCGATGTTCTGGATGAACATCCTCGGCATCCAGAAGGAGGCCATCCTGCTTCCCGGCCAGAACCTCGTGACGCCGAAGAACATCTACAACTCGCTCGGCAAGCTGATGGAGGCCGGCGGCGAGAAGGCGATCGAGCCCTACTTCAACGACCCCGAAGCGTCGCCCCCCGGCGAGACGCCGCCCGACCCGAAGATGGTCGAGGCCGAGGGCAAGCTGAAGATCAAGGAGGCCGAGCTGCAGGCCGGCCTACAGGCAGACCAGGACAAGCAGCAGGCAGACATGGCCGAGATGGTGGCCAAGCTCAACATGGCCCGCGAGAAGATGAACGCCGAGTTCGCGCTGAAGCAGGAACAGATGATAGCGGAATTCGCCCTCAAGGAACAGCAGATGGCGATGGAGATGAAGTTGAAGCGCGAGAGCATCCACGTCAACGCGGCGGCCAAGGTGGCTTCCACGCCGGTACGCATGGGAGGCGAGGTTGGCTGACGACGACCTCTCCCTTCGCCGTGACGCCGCCCGCGGCGCACAGGCTCAGCGCCTTCTCGACGACGAACTGCTGAAGGGGGCATTCGAGGCCATCCGGCAGCGCTACGTCGATGCATGGCTCGGCACCGACACCCGCGACGACGACGGGCGCCAGCGGTGCTGGCTGGCGATCAAGAACCTCGATCTGGTGCAGGAGCACCTTCAGCGCGTGGTCGCCAACGGCGTGGTGGCCGCCAAGCAGATCGAACTCATCGAAGCGAAGGCGAAGCGCGAAAGGCGCGCCTGATGATGGGCGTATTCCGACACGCGCGGTCGCGACGGGAAGCCGTTGTTGCCCTGATTTCCGCTAGTGCTGCGACCAAGTGGGAGCGCGACTATCTCCAGAGCCTGCGGGTTCGGCGAGAGTTATGGGAGTCGGTGCGGGACGCAATCAAGCCACTCCGAGAAATCAAGTTCTAGACAAGGAACATCGAATGAGCATGACCGACGGTGCGGCCCCGGCCGCAACGAACGACGGACCCTTGTCCTTTGACCAGGCGGTTGGCCTCATGGGGCCGGTCCCGGTAGAGAATGACGAGCCTGCGACGCCGGGCGACGAGCCGGCTGGCGCGGCCGAACACGAGTCCTCCCCGGATGGGGAAGGCGCCGAGCCTGAAGAGGCCCCCGGCGAATCCGAGACGGTCGATGAGCCTGAAGAGGCCCCCATCAAGCCGCCCCGGACATGGACCAAGGCTGAGAAAGAGGCATTCGCATCGCTCCCCCGCGAGCATCAGCAAGCGATTGTTGATCGCGAGAGCGAACGGGATTCCTACTACCAGCGTGGTCTTCAGGAGGCTGCCCGCAAGTCCCAAGCCGCAGAGGCGAGGGAACAGGCAGCCGAACAGGCAAGGCAGCAGTACGAGAACGCCCTTCCGGCGCTGTATCAGCAGTTCACGGCACAGTTCCAAACCGAGTTCCGGGACATCAAGACCTGGGATGACGTGGCGACCATGCGCCAGAACGACCCGATGCGGTTCATGGCGTGGCAAGAGGCCCGAGAGAAGGGCAACGCGCTCGCTCAGCAGACCGCCGCCGCCCAACAGCGGCAGCAGCAGGAAGCGCAGCAGAACTGGGTGAACTTCGTCAACCGCGAAACCGAAGCGTTTGCAGCGAAGGCCCCCGAGTTCTCCAATCCCGAGACGGTCGCAAAGGCGCAGGCGCAAGCCCGTGAAGTCCTGATCGAAACCGGCTTCGGCGAGGACGAACTCGCGGCGATGTGGGAGCAGGGCAAGCCCCTGTCTCTTCGCGATCACCGGGTGATGCTGCTGGTGCGTGACGCGATGAAATATCGCGCGGCGCAGCAGGCGGCGAAGACTGCGGCCAAGAAGCCTGTGCCCCCCGTCCAGCGGCCTGGAACCGCGCCCGCAAAGGGCGAGGCCCAAGCCGTCGATCTCAAGATTCTCGACAACAAACTCACGCGCTCAGGCCGCCTTGATGACGCTGTCGCGCTCCTCAACGCCCGCAGCCGCAAGCGCGCATAGGAGATACGGAAATGGCACTCCCGACCAATGCGGTCACCACCTACGCCACCATCGGCAACAGGGAAGACCTCGAAGACATCATCTACCGCATCGACCCCACCGAGACCCCGTTCATGAACATGGTCGCGAAGGGCAAGGCGAAGGCGGTGAACCATGAGTGGCAGACGCAGGCCCTCGCCGCCCCCAACACCGCGAATGCGGTGCTCGAAGGCGACGACGCCACCACCGACGCCACGACCCCCACCGTCCGTCTCGGCAACATCTGCCAGATTTCGGACGCCGTGGCCCGCGTCACCGGCACGCAGCAGGCCGTCGAGTCCGCCGGACGCGACAACGAGATGAACTACCAGAAGGTGCTCAAGGGCCTGGAACTCAAGCGCGATCTGGAGTCCATCATCGTCGGCACCAACCAGGC